AAAAGCTCAATATCATCTTTATACACTCTAATCATTACATCTTCATTTATTGATACTTCTTGAAGCTCGTAGCATAGTATTTCTTTTTGAACCACTACTTTTTGACTGCAACCACTAAAAAGAAACGATAACAAAATCGCTACTAATATTGTTTTCATTAATTTCACCTCTTTTTTTAGTTTCAACTTTTACTCTTTCACTCGCTTTTACAACTGGCTCTTTTTGGATAATTACTTCTTTTTCAAATTTAGCTTTTTCTTCTATGTTTTTAATAGAAGTTTCATATCCACTTATGATAATTTTTTCATTTTCAACTAAGATACTATTTTTATCGTATAGATGTTTTGAATAAAGAAATAGTACAACGATTGAAGCAATTAAAATTCCTAAAATGTAGTTCATTTGTATTTTCTCTTATGTCTCAAATAAGTAGAATAAATCACTATTGATACACTTATAAAACAATTAAGTATCAAATATAATACATTCCAACTAAACAAAATCTCAATATTTAAAGTTCGTAATATCAAGATTAAACCAAAAACACTAAGCAACAGATATCCTGCAAAACACTCCTGCCAAATTTTGTGAATTGTTGCAAATATCCAACTGCAAGTGATGATGATTGTACTTATCATCATTATTTCAAAATAACTAAACATCTTTTTCTACCTTTTTATTAATAAATAATAAGATAAATTTCTTCACATTTTCTGTTAAAAAAGCTCCAGCTCCTGCAATACCAACTCGCAAATTTTCATTCATATCTGCAAATAAATAATCCAACCCGTGAAAAAGGATAATACATAGCAACCCTCCTAAAGTCGCTTTCATAATAGTCACAATAGTGACTGCTCTCCAATTTTCTTTATTTATAGCCTTATCTTCAATCGTTGTTATAATATAAGATAAAAAGCTAAAAAACACCCCTATAAGAAATAGAAAAGTTAGATTAAAGTTCATCTAGCATAGCCTTATAATCTTCAAAGCTTGTACCATTTTCAATAGCTTCATCTGACAAATCAACAACTCTTTTTATGAATGCGACCATTTCATTTTTATAAGCTTCATCGTAAACCCCCAAGTTTGCACTTGATTGTTTTTCAATTGGGTATTTTTTAAATATAAACTGTTTTGTATACTTATTTATTTCCTGTACTCTTTGAACTTCCTTGTCATATTTTAAAGCTTCCAATAAGTCTTTTGGCTCTTTTCCAACCTTATACTCAATTGCTCCATCTGGTACAGCTAAACCAGTTCCTACTAATGCTTTATTGTTTTCTAATTTGTAAAAATTTTTCATTAATTTAATCCTCCAAAAAATGCGACTCTAATATTTTGAGGGTCTAACAATGATGATGTATTTACATTATATGTAGTTATCCTAGATGCGGAATTACTAGCACTTCTTAGTGTAATATTCATAGGGTGACCAGACGCATTAGATATTCCATTTGGTGATATACAATAATTACTATTTTCCATTACCCCAGTTGTAAAAGATATATTATAGTCACCAGTACTAATTCTTGTTACACTTTGTATGTTGTAACTATCATCTATGATTATAGATGAGCCGTCCCAACGAAATGACACATAAGCTCTGCAAAAAGACTTATAAGAGTTTTTTTGTTTATTTATATTAAAATTCCATTTATTATTTGTATCTATATTTTCTATAACATTATACATTCCATTGTCTATAATAGATACACTCCCGTTAAACATAACTATTTTATTTCTTTTTGATGTACTACTAAATACTATATTTCCAGCATTTTCTCCATACCCGCCTATAATAGTATTATCATAACCAGCAATATAAATACAATAAGTAGTCTCTGAGCTACCTCTCATATTCCCGATGGATTGAACAATAAGATTACTAATAAAATTTCTAGCTCCTTCTTTTGCTTCTTGTGTTAATCCAATTTCAGCAATAGATACCTCACAGTTTTGAATTTTGTTAATATATGAAGCCGACCTATAACCTGGATTCCAAAACTCAGCACCATCTATAATAATACCTTTTCTGACACCCGAACAGAATATATTTTCAAGTATATTTACTTCTCCACCACTATAAGCAATATCTCCACTACTTGTAGAAGATAATAATACACCATACCCTTGTCTAGCGTCTACTTGTGTTGTTGGTTGAATCATTCCAAGTTCAGCAGATAAACCAATAGGATAATTTCCAATATAAATATTCTCATACCTAGACCTTGTTATATGTCTTAAATCTAAAGCTATCTGCCTATAATTAGATGGGTTTGCTGGTATAATATGTTGAAATATAATACCAATATCTTTTATAGTAATGCTATTTAAGTATTCATTAGGTGCGGATGGATTCCATACTCTCTTAAAAGCTGTTCCTCCTGTTTTATCTAAAACAAATTGCGTATTTAATCTTCCTTCACCAATTATATTTATACCTTCTTTTAAAATAATAGAAATAGATGGATTAATTAAATATAACCCTCTAGGAAAATATAAATCTACATTGTTTAAAGAGTTAATAACATTCTGTATACTATCTGTATCGTCAGTTCCAGTTGTACCATCAAAGTCGCCCTTAACTCCAAACCATTTAACATTAACAGCTCCACTATATAATCTTTTCCATCGACCAGTAGTTATTCCAGTAGCTTGAATAATAGTTCCACCATTATCAGTTTCAGTCGATGCCGAATCCCAGTAGAACAATCCACCTCCACCATCACCTTTAGTATGATATCCAAGGACATTAATTACATCACCATTTTTTGTCTTTAAGTCATTTATCGTATTAACTGATTTATTGCTTTCTATATTCTCCCATCTAGTATTAATGTCGGTTGGCTCTGAATTTGTATTATCTACTTTACATTTCCATAAATTTCCACTATGCTGAACGATACTACCTGCTAAATATGGAGTTTCATTGTTCCATAATGCAACACCATTTTTAAGTATATGATTTAACTTACTACCAAATGTATTTTGAAGCCAGTTCATATACTCGTGAGGAGGTTGCTCTCCAAGTTGCCACCCTTCTATAATTTTACTTATATCAGGTTTTACCTTTAACCCATCAGATGACCAAGTGTCTATTAACTTACTATCTGCTATTTCTTGTGCCATAATTATCCTTTCTTAAAATAATCTAATAAACCCACTACCGTCTTGCGGTAAATCTATCCCACCAAAACCACAGTTATTAGCTCCAGCAAAACCAAAAGGTCTATCTCCTAATCCAAAACCTTTAAATCTTACTCTAATCCCTGCGGCAGGTTTAAATGTTTCTTCTATTAATATTTTAGCATAAGTAGAAAGAGGACTTGAAAAAGTTACCTCTATATAAGTATGATAGTTTTGAATATTTATGTCCATATTTAAAACTAATCGTCCATATTTTTTTAAATCTGGAATCGTACACCCACTATTATTTCTAAAAATAGTGGCTTTTAATAAAATTCTATAATTCTCATCATTCATAAAAGGACTTGATTCTAAACCTAGCCAATATCCACCAATATCAGGTCTACCAATTCCACTAAATCCCTCATCTTCGTTATTATCAATCTTTAAAAACCTAAATCCACCTAGTTCACCTTCAAAAGCTCTAGGTCTAGGTTGTCCTACTATTTTTCCTATTTCATCTAAATGAATACCAAACATAGAATCAATATCTAATCTTTTATAGAGAAAGTCAGTTACATCATTTAAGCTTGTATATTTATCGTGTATTAAACTTTCAAATAAAGCTAAAACATTTGGAGAATCTTGATATTGTTCAATTAATCTATCCATATCACACCGTCACATCAATTAAAGTTATGTTCTCTCTTAAAATCCTAATCTTTTCATTTGGAAGTGTTACGATATTGCTCATAGCATTATTTACTTTTAGGCTATCAACTTGTACACCTTGAACTGTATTTATTGGAGTATATAGTCTTGAATAAATTAAATCTTCATTTATAAGGTATTGGTTACCTCTATTCACTAAAGCATCTTTGATTAAATCTTCACCATTATTTGGAAAATTCTCTAATCTAACATATTCAATCTCAATATTTACATCAACATAGGTCGGTCTGTCAAATTTGATTATATAGTCTTGTCCATCTTCATCTTGTACTGTAATGTTTTGATTTCCTCTTGTTCCAATTCCACCTGCAACTGTATTATAAATAGCTGTTGCGATTTCTAAATCTTCACCACCCTCAACAATTACCCAAACACACTGCCTAGGTGTTCCAAATGCGTCTGTTGTTTCTGTATTGTTTTCCATTCCAAAAACATCACTTACAAAGTCTAACTGTCTAACTTTAGATTTAATCGCTTGTAAAGTATGAGTTGCTGTTATTAATATAGATTGCTCTCGTCTAATTCTTAACGCTGCATCTGTTTCTCTGCTTCTTCCTACTACTCCATCAACTAAATTATTAACTCTATTCCAACCAAATACTGGAGTTTCAATCTCATTTAATTCACCAATAGGTAATAATTTAGCTCCTTTTTCTACTGCTTCAAAAAATACAACTGTTCCTACTTCGTTGATATTCAAATTTGCACTTACATCAAAAGTTACCCCAACATCTACTTGAATTGTCAAACTATCTTCATTTAATATTCTATTTAATGGGGCTGAACTCATAGCATTATATAAGCCTTGCAGAATCGTTTGAGCAGTATCTGCTCCAGTTGCTGTATATGAATAGTTTAATGCTCCAACTTGTACTGTATATACACCTACACCAACAGTACTTACACCAACTGTACACTCAACAGCATTAAGTCTTGATATTGTTGTATTTGTTAAAGTTCTGTAAATATCACCATTTCTTGCCTTAGCTTCTCTACCTAAAGACAAAATAGTATTATCAGCTCCATAGCATACCGCATTTACGCTAGTAGATACCGCTTCAAGTCTGGTAATTCCATTGATAGATACTACATAATCTAAGCTATTGCCCGTTGCATAATCTGGATATTGCGACAAGTATATATCTTGCATAACTTCCCAAAAAATAGTCGCAAGCTCGCTTTCTAATCCTACAAATTGACCGAATATGCTCTCTGCTCTTAAATCTATATTTTGATTTATTCTATTTCTAAGACTTGTTTCTATCTCTTCTTTTATTACTGGAAGTCTTTTTATGTTAAATCCACTATCTGTTAAACCGTACATTAATTATCCCTTCGTTCGTTTGTGCTGAAAAATCAACTGATAAACTTCTATTATTAATATTATAATTTAATTCAAGCGAAGTAACTTTAATTACTCCCTCTGTCCCACTTATTATATTAATTAATATAGATTTAACTCTATTTATATCTGAGCCTTTTTGGAAGATGTATTGATACCAAGGCACTCCGATAGTCTCATCTAAAAACCACTCTTCCAATACTAATAATAATCTTTGTTTAATAGCTTGTCTTACTAAATCTATTCCATCAACCAAAGCTAAATCATAATTTTCTATAATTAAATCGTGTGTTGTTGTGTCTAATTTTAAATCCATATTTTTCCTTTAAATTGGTTGCCCCGTATTTGAAGCCCCTGATTGTACGCCACTATGTACATGCGTATCTAAACTTGTACCGTTTGCAGTTACATCACCAGTTGCATTAATAGAACCCGTAAATTGTGCAGTACCTCCGCCACTTGTACCATTTGAAGTAAATCCACCAGTTGTAAGCATTTGACTAACTGTTAAATTTCCATTTATTTGTACATTTCCATTGTTTGTAGTTTCACTATTTATTACAGTTGTATTTGCTGTAACGATTACATTACTAGCATTTACATTAACTTTTGAAGGCGTATTTATATCAACGTCTCCATTTTTTCTTAAATGTATCGTAGTGTTATTGTATTTTATTTCTACATCGTTTGGATTAGCATTATTTCCACCTCCAACAATACCAGGTACAAAATAACTATCTTGCATACTATGAGTTCTGGCACTATCTACAACACTTGTATTATTAGTTTCTACCCAACTAGAAATGTCCCTATCCGCAAATATAATAAATCCAGTATCCCCTTTGTTAATAGGGTGTGTGATATGGCTATTTCCACATCTTACAAAACTAACTGGAATATTTGTAATAACTGGCATTGGTATATTATTACCTGCTAAATCTATTTCAGGTTGTACAATTCTAACATCAACCATTTGACGCTTAGAGTTATATCTAACTACCTCGCAAGGCATAGACACTCTTAGCTGTCGCATTGTTTGTATTATTGTTCTTTTTATTAGTTCGCTTAAATTATCTACCATAACATATTACCTCACTTGACCATTCTTTTGAGTGCGTATCCCCTTTGTGTTCTACGCTTTCAATTATAAACTCACCTTTTACAAACTTACTTTCTATTGCTATTATATCAGCTGGATTTATATCCCCTTGAAGTAATGATTTTACTTTCCAACCTTTTTTTACTTCTCCAACTGTTTGCGAATTAGTTGCATCTTCAATCGGTGTCGGTGTTTCAATCATTCCAGTTGATTCACTTAAAAAAACAGCTTGATTATTTGTTGTTCCACTGATTCCTAAAACAACTAAATCACCATTTAAAACCGACCATTTCGCGTTACATCTATTTAATACTTCATCTAAAGCACCTGCAACACCTCCAGCGTACGCATAACCATTATTAAAAGCAATATTTAGATTAACATCATTAGCAACTTTTAAAGGTATTTGTAATTGTTTTACAATAGCGTCTAATACTTGTTTAACTGTTGCCCCTCTTTGAAACGATAATGACACTTTTGTTCTTTTAATATCTTCAATACCATCTAAAGACTCAATAGTTAAAATATTATCTACGCCTTGCTTTGTTGGATATGCGTTAGTTATTTGACATTGTCCGATAAGTTTTAAATCTTCTCCATACCCTGCATATAGCCTAAAATTAGCACCACTTGACAAAGATTGATTTATCGTATCTCTATTTGGATTATAAACCTTTACAGTCATTTCGTTAGCAGTTGATGAACGATTTTTTTTACATAAGAATTCTATTCTTAACCCCGTTATGGTAGTTAATACGCCTTTACCCTCTATCTCTAAACGATAGTTTCTATTAAACAGCAGGGACATAAACTAAACTCGCATTTTGATTAAAATCATTTCTTGAGGGAGTGCCACCAGTATCAAATATAACTATAAAATCCCCTTTTGGTTGATTAATTTTTCCTAATCTTTTTCCAATAGACACACCCGTAGTTAATTTTGCATTTGTAAATATTTCATTATTGTTTGCATCTAATAAATCCATAGTCCAATATTCCTTGCTAGAATTATAATTAATCGTCATATTAAAAATCTCATTATCTAAAACTATTTGTTGTGAAAAACTTGCTGTGTCTGAAAATGGTACTATCATCCGAAAATCCCCTTTAATATTGATTTGGCTTTTGTTGTAGGCGTAGGCGTTGATGTTGTTCCACTTGTAGTGCTTGTAGTAGCTGTATCACTTTTTGCTTGTACTTTACCTTTGTTTTGTGTTGATGTTGCCCTATCTTTTGTTTTAGGCTCTTTAGTAGCTGATACATTATTGCTAACATCAACTCTCTGACTTGATACGATTTTAGCTTGTTTAAATTCTATTTGAAATTGTAAAACACTAGCATTCTGTAGGTTTCTATCAATAGAGATATTGTTAATTAACATATTGCTAAATGTTTCTAAACCACTAACAACTGTAACGGGCTGTTTATCGTCTCTTAACTTTTTAAGTGCTTCATAGCCTTCTAACTTTCTATCTGTAAAATTTAAAAGCGTACTTCCACCAATCTGACAAATCATTCTTAATATAATAGGTCTATTTATAATATGGTCTGTAACTTCACTCCCACTTTCAATAGGATTGTCTGTTGTTTCACTTGGTAGTTCGATAACCTCACTAGATACAATATCTATTTGTAAATCTTGTATCTGTTTAGTTACTCCCACAAAAGAGCTAAACAATTGTAATAGCATTTTAATATCCTTCTAAATGTTGTGCAGCGTCTGTATATTGCTGTTGCATTGTTTTGTTGATTTGTTGTTTAACAGCTTCAATTTGTTCCGCTGTTGTTCCTGGTGGTACAGTTATGTTTATAGTTTTATTATCATTTACGACACTACTTAAGCTATTTCCATTTGCACCTAATACACTTTGAGTAGTTGGTGTTGGTGTGCTACTAAATGGGTTTAAATTTATATCTGGAATGTAAGATTTTATTTTATCAAAAGCATTACTTATCCCGTTTGTTATTCCGTCCCATATATTCTTAAATATGTTTGTTACAAATTCTTTTATTTGTGTAAAAGTATCAACAAAGAAACCTTTTATTTGCCCTAATTTTTCTTTTACTGCTTCAACACTATCAGATAAGTATCCTTTAAACTTAGTCACAAATTCAAACCAAGTAGCAATTAAATCACCTACAACAGACTCATTACCTTTTACCCATTGATACATATCTTCTATTAGCAAAACAATAGCTGTTCCAAGTGCAACAATTCCTGCAATCATTAAACCAGCTGGATTTAATAACATAGCAATATTTAACGCTTTAATTGCAACAGTTGCAGCGATTATCCAAGGTACAAATTTAAGAGCCATTAAGACACCTATCGCAATTCCAACTATTTTAATAGCATTGCTCCAACCACCCATTAGTTGAGCCACTTTGTCAATCCAACCAAATAAAGTACCAAGTACTCTAATAAATTGTTTTACTACCCAAATTGCACCATCGAAAAAGTCTGAAATATTGCTTTGGATTAATTCTCTATTTCTAGCAATAAAATCTTTTACTTTTGATACTAAATCGCTAAATAAAGGTATAAGTTTATTCCCGACACTCATTACTACAGATTGAAACATTTTGTTTAAAGACCGTAATTGCTTACTAAACTCTTTGTTAGCTTTTACATTATCTTCTGAAATAATAGCCCCATACTCTTCGGCTTCTTTTGCTAAAGCTTTATAAGCTTCCCCGTTTTTTTCTAGTAGTGGAAGTAATAATGTAGAATCACTTGCAATTGCTTCCATATAGAATGTCATATCAGCCTGACTTAAATTTGCTTTTTCTAAAGATGAAACGTAAAGTTGTAAAGCGTCCGCACCACTTAGATTTTTAAATTGTTCAGCAGTTACTCCGACTTTAGGGGCAATAAATTCAAAGAAGTCCGCCATAGCACCGCCACCAGTTTGAGCATAATCCCCCATCTTATCATTAACATCTTTTAGAATATCGGCTAATTTCTCTTGTTCTATCCCGAATGCTTCACTTGCATAAGCTAACTTTTGAAATTCCTCAACTCCAGTACTTGCTAATTTTGCACTTCTTGCAATCTCCTCACTTTGTCTAGCAGTAGATGTTGCAAAACCAAATGCAGCAGTAGCGGCAGCAGTAGCACCCGTTACAAGTAAGGCTAATCCTTTTGTTAGGTTACCTACTGAATTTTCAAATTTATCTATTTTTGATTGGTCAGCTTCAAATCCTAATTTGGTAAGTAATTCTCTAACTACCATTATAAATTCCTTTTTATCATATTCTTAATTATATCAAAAAGTAACACTTCCATATTTTTTATTATGATTTTTTGTTAAAATCTTGATTGTTTTTAGTGGTTTTGGTATAGTAAGAGAAAAAGGAGCTAATAATGAGCATACAGATAAAGATGAGTAAAAAATTATTTTTTGAAATAAAAAGGACTAATGAATGTGACTTTACTTATTGTTATGATACAGAAAGCGAATCGCTAACAAAAGGGGTAGAACATTTCTTTTTTAAAGCCAGAGAATGGGCTTATAAACAAGGCTATGAAATTGTTGTGTTAGCATATATGATAAAAATATACAAAAATGGATATGAAGTGTATTGTACAAACACTACTTTGTTTGATTTGGAAATGTTTTTTAAATCGTGCGAGTGGATAATAGAAAACAAAGAGGGAATTTAACCCCTCTTTTTACTTGCTTTTTCATTGTAATAATTCTTAATATCCTCTTGCATATCTAACATAGCATTTGCTTTTAAAATATCTTCATAAGTATAATGTTCGTTAATTTCTTTAAGTGTAGCAATTTTGTTAGTAATCAAACGCCAAACAGCCCACTCTTCCTGAAGTTCACTATCTAGCGTCCCGATTGACTCTATTTCGTTGTTTTGTTGATTAGGTCGCCTAGACTTCCAAAATTGCTTAAACCGAAAAAACCGTTAGCACTAATCACCGCAATTACAGCTTTCATCATTTCTAAATAATTACCAGCATAAACTGTGTTAATCTCAATAGTAGATAATTTATTTCCATCTCTTAAAGTATTTTGTAATAACTCAGCTACAAAATCGCCCTTAGGGTCGTTAGTTGCTAAAGCGTTAATAAATGAATCAATAGCACCACCAAACAATTTAGGGTCAATATCTCCAGTTAATAATTTATCTAATTTACCTTTTGGTAATGCACTTAATGCTTCTTTAATCGCAGGAGCTAAAATCTTACCTAATCTTATTTGATAATTCCAACCTTGAAGTCCAGTAAATTTATAAATCTCATAACTATGGCTATTCCCTTCAGCGTCGGTAATCTCTTTTTTAATCGTTTCCATTTTCATTCCTTTTTTTTTAATTTGTTTAGTATTGTAACATATTGATAAAAAGATTTTGATTAAATTGGTAAATAGTTGATAATTGTATGTTGTTTTGGTATAGTAAGAGAAAAACAGGAGTTATTATGATTACAACAATTTTAGAAAATCAAAAAGCAACAGCAAAAGAGCTTAAGCAACTAATCGAAACAAAAGGCAGAAGTTTTATATCTGTTCCAGATGCAGATGATTTAAAATTCATAGATGAACAATTTGGGATAAGTTGCGAATGGAATAACAACATAGGTGCCTATGAAGTATTTACAAAATTAAGCGGGTGGAGGTAGAAAGTTGGCAGCTTTTGAAACAACAATAAAATTATGCAAAGTAGTTTTAGATGAATATATGGGCGTTGAAGCAAAAGTTTTAGGTTATGTGAAGCAAGATAGCGAAATACGCATAACTTATGAAAATAATGGAGATTGGTTTCCTACAGGTAAAGCTATTGTTAATATATATCAATATGGAGTGTATTTAAAAGAAATAATAGAAAACAAAGCTCACAACATAGGTTTAAAAGGCGTTTGGATAGATTTAAACGATTTATCTAAAGATGAGGGATATTATTTTAGACATTGCAATGAAGTGTATGAAGATTTATTAAAGTATGAGGAGTTGGCAAAATGACAAGAGAATTTTATAAAAAGATGTTTAGAGTCAAAGCTGGTGTTGCAGAAAATATAATAGACTTTATTTTTGACGACCTTAATAGCAGAAAATGTAATAATTGTATAAGTCAAAAAAATTGTTCCGTAAAAAGAATTCTTTTATCAAATGATGAAATTAATGATAATTATTTTTACTGTAACGATTGGGAAAAGGATGTAAAGTGAACACAAGAGAAAATGACAAACAAATATCAGAACAAATACTAAAACCAAGTTTAAAACTAGCTCAAGAGTTATATAATTATAATTATCAAGGTTTAAGAGATTATATAGTCGATAAAGTTGTAATCCCAAACGATACTACAATAGGTATTAAATATAATTGTCAAGATTTTTGGAGACAAATAACACTTGAAGAGGCAACGGAAGCTATGGAAAAATATATGTTAAAAAATGGTTATGAATTGAGGAGTAGTGTTCGTGGAATTGTTGATATTTACAAAAAAGATTATGACTATGAATTTGTAGACTGCTACGACTTTGAAACAGGAAGTAAATACTTAACAGTATTAATGATTTGCGAAAAATATATACAAACAGGGAGTTTATAGTATGAAATGGGAAGATATAAAAACATATTCAGATGCTGTTATATATAGAAACGAACAAGATTTATATACTAGCATAAATGGCTTTGATACAGAAGAGGAAGCAGAAAGAGGTATCCATACTGTAGATGAAATATGTAAAATAAAAGGTATTTATATTCCAACATTAAACAATACTAGAGATATTTATATAACAAAACCCCCGCTTGTGTTTACTGCATTAAAAGGAAATATTTGATGAGTAAGATTGACTTATACAAAGGCAATCGTTTCTTTGTTTTTATAAGAAACTACTGTACAAGTTTTAATAAACCTATAAAATTTGGTTGTAGTAATTTTCAATGTACTTTGGGCGTAAAAATACCATTTAGCAAAAAAGCAATATTTATAACAAGGATAAAAAATGATTAGTAAAGAATTGTTAAGTGAAGTTTTAAAGTTAAATATTACATATATTGAGCGTTGCAATAATAGTATTGTTTATAAAATAAGTGTGTATGATAGGGAAGAAGAAGTTAACATATATGAATTAGCACATAAGTGTAAAGAGTGGGCATTAATCAGAGGGTATTCTCTATTGAGTGGCAAGCCTATTGTTCGAGGTGAAGAAGGAACTCAAGTTTTTAATTATTGGTATAAGTGTTATATTTGGGAGATAGATGAAAATAGTATTGATTCACCAACTCAAAATACAAAAATAGAAACAAATTCAGAAACTGAACCAGAAGCAATATTTAAAGCTTGTCAATGGATATTAAATAACAAAGAGGGCATCTAACCCTCTTTAATTAAAACGCAGTTTTAGCCGAACCGATAAAAACTTCTGCTTGACCAGTTGTTAATACCCATTCTCTACCGCTTGACTCTCTACCTTTAACGATAGATGGTAAAGTCATAATTGTACAACCACCACTTATAAAAGTAGTTCCAGTGTCACCATCTTTAAAAAATATTGGTAAAACTCCACCAGCTAAATTATTCTTTAACGCTTGATATTGAGCAAATAAAGTTACATTAGCATCTGCACCATCATTTAAAGTAAATGTAATTGTTGCTGTGTTGTTGTTTAATTTATTGAAAGTAACATTTTTACCATCAATATCAACTTGTTTAGATACTACATCTTCATCCATTGTTATTGATATTTCGCTACCTTCTTGTAATCCGTTAATTGGAAAACCATTAAGCGTTAAAAACGCATTATCTGCACTATATGTAAATGTTGCCATATTTATTTATCCTTTATAATTTAGTAAGAAAGCAGTTGCATTATGCAACCACCGTCCCATTTACTTGAATTAGTTTTATCGCACCTTGTAAGTTAGCTACGAAATTAACATCTTTTAAAGTTCTTGCAACTCTATCACCAAATTGCGTTTCTTCTCTTAGAGGTACTGTTACAGTAAAGTCATTTAAGATACCACCAATACCAACTGCGATATTTAATCTATTTCTTACAACACCTTCAACCCTTGCGATACCTTCATCTGTGAATGGTATTTTTGACCTTACATTTCCAGCTCTAGCCATAAGCTCGTATAAGTCCTCAGCTAATCTAGTTTCAAGCCACGCTACGAAATGGACAATATCTGCGTACTCACCACCTGCCATTTTACCGCCCATACTTCTAGTCGCACCTGCAACATTAATAAAGTATTCGCAGTTTTTAGCTTCTAAAGTACTTCTTTGACTTGATGTAAAGTTTCCACCAGTTAATCCAACGATTGGTTGGTCGTGCCACGCTGCAGAACCAGGACCCGTTGTAGCACTTTCTGGAATTGGTAAACATCTACCTAATTGTCTTAACTCTGCGTAATTTGTCGCAGCGTCTGGGTGATAAACTACTCTCGCTTGATCATAGCTTAATGCTTTTAGTTGCGATGCAATATCGTTAGTTACTAATTGGTCTAAAATATTAACGTTATTGCTTCTAGCACAGAACATTCTAAATCCAGGTAATGCACTAACTGCAGCAGCCATTGCTAAAATATCAGCTTCTAACATTGATTCAATAGTTACAGCGTAGAAAGTATCATTTACAGTTCTAATCTCTGCTAATGCTTCTGTATATGTTTCATCTGTATCTTTCCAACCGATAATTAATTCTCTTGGTTGTGGTGATTGACTAAAGAAACCTAATGCAGCAATATACTCTTCATCTGTTTCTGCATAAACATCTCCAACCTCTTCTAAATTAGCAAAACTTAAAGCTCTTGCAGTTTTAACTGTTGTACCAATAAATAAAGGTACACCAAATCCGATTCTAGCGACTGCTTTAGTATCTCTTAGAATCTGTACCTTAACCCTATCTCTTATAAGTGATATACTCATACTTCAATCCTTTGTGAAATTTCGACTGTTCCAATAGTGCCTTCCATTTCTACGATTTCAATTACTCCAACATCTTGTAAGATTTCTCTTGTAGCACTAAAACCAATATCCATAACGACACGATTGTCCCACTCGTTTAATGATATTTTATCCAATGTTTGAGGGCTTAAAATTAATCTAGTAAAAGCCAAGTCCCTACCGAAGTAATCCAACATTTGTTCTGGAAAGTTTAACCCGTCCATAATCTGTTGGGCTATTGTTTCAGCTTGTAAAGGTACGCTTGACTTACCTTGTATCTGTAAACTAGCCGTAAGTTGTGTAAATCGTGTAGCTTTTCTTATTCCATTATTATCAACGCCCGTCTTGTTTACTGCTACATCTCTATTTGATATAACTTTAATCGTAACGAAAGGCGGTGGAGGTTGTGGAGCTGATGGATTAGAAACTATAACCGTACAATCGTTTGGAGTGATTGCATTTAGCCACGCTATTAATTTTGTGTATGTTGCTGTCATTTGTTACCTTTTGTAATACTTTTGAAATATTTATTTATAAATTATAGCTAAAAGGCAAAATGTTGTTTGGAGTTTGTTATAATGAGAAAAAAAAAGGAGTTTGATATGAAAGAAATATATAAAGATACATTTATTTATAAAGTATGCGAAACTTTAGGAATAAATTTAAAAGAATTAGCTTTTAAAATGAATAAACATTATAAGACTATGGAAAATTGGAGGAAAGATGAAAGCTCTATTCCTCAACTAGATAAAGAATATTTAAAGCTTTTAATGCAAAATGAATTGTTAAAAAAAGAGTTAAAAAGTTTAGAAAAACATAAAGTATATATGAATATGCCAGTAAGTTCTACCGAGTTTGGTGGAGCAATTATTAGTCTTGGTGTAAGGGACGGTGTTTTAAAAAGACTTACCGATTATAGAGTTATTTTGGAAGAAATCTAAAGAGAGTTATCCCCTCTCTTTACCCTTGCACCTTACTAACTAAATAAACATTATGATTAATCAAATTGTTAGCCCATATCTCTTGACCTACAACCTCATAATCAAAGCCACAAACAGAAACTATATCCCCATCTTGACCAGTTCCTTCAATAGCAACTTTTAAAGTATCATTTGTAAATAGTTTATAACCACCAGCTAACCTTTTACCCTCTGGAAGTAACTCTATATCTTTTCCGCTTAAAGGTTGAACGCTTGCTTTTATTGTTAGAGTTGTGTCAGTTCCTGCAACCCAAAAACCATTGACATAACTTCCTGCTGTTTTTCTTTTAACTGTTAAATCTTTTCTGAATATATTAAACATTTTTGTACCTCGTTTATGTAATTGTAACAAAAAGTTACTACTATTAAAAAATATTTGTAAAATTAGTGTTTTATTTGATTTTGTTTAATTGTTTTGATATAGTTAAAATAAAAAGGATAGAAGATGAATATACCAATTTATAGAGCAAGAAGAATAGATAGTGATGAATATAAAATAGGACAATTAACAAACTTAGTTATCCCAGATATAGAAAGAATTAGCAATGATGAACAGAAAGACATAGAGAGAGAAGCTTATTTCATTACAAAAGGGTCATTATGCAAGAATGTTGGAAATTCTTTTGAATATTGTGGCGAAAACAGATTTGTTTATATGATTTCTGAACTTAATGAAATCGACCCAACAACACTAGCAATACACTTTCCTGATATGATAGATAGTCAAGGAAAGGAAATATTTGCTTCATTGAGTGAAGATGGAAAAGGTGGTGATATTGTTGAATACAATGGAAGACAAGAAATAATTAAATATTCTAATGGAACTATCCAATCATATATGTTTAGATTTGAAGACTTAAAAGAGTTAAATTTTAAAGCAATAGGAATACAAGAGTAAAGGGGAAACTAAACCCCCTCCACCTCATATCTTATTGCTCCTATCATAGCTCCCCCATCAATTAAAGGTCTATTGCTTCCTTTTCCTTTTACATAAAAAGGTTTTCCACTCGGCGACCTCATCCAACCACCATTGATAGTTATATCACTATTAGGCTTAAAATTACCAGTTGTAATAGTGTTTTTCATATCGTCCTCTGTTTGTTGCCCCAATATACTAAACGCCATTTTTGCATCAAGTTTGCCGCCTAACATACCTTTAAATAATCTCTCAATTAATTTATTATAGTTAGCCAAATTATCATCAAATGTTTTTCGCATAAATGGTCTTTCAGGTATTGTTCTAGTACCAAATTCATTAAACGCTGCATATTCAGCAATACTCACGCCCTCATTTTCTCCTGCGTTTGATTGAATACCAGTTTTTACAACTGCTTTATCTATTCTTGGAAATTGAGCTTTAATCTCTTTCCAAAGTTTATCGTTTACTTTTAGTGTTGATTTCATAAGGTAATTGTAGCACGAATAGAGCCCTAAAGCTCTATTCTAGTTCTAGCTGTAAAGATACACGCCGATGTAAGTCTTAGATATTCATTTCCATAACTTGTAGAAGATAAGCTATTATTGTTCCCACTTGTTGCAAAAGATAAAGATAAAGCCCCTTCACTCATTCCAGAGATAGCACCCGCCCCATTTGTTTTAGATGTAGATAAAATGTGAGCAGCTAAATAAGCAACCGCTAAATCTCTATTTTTACATTGTGGGGCTTGACTTTCAGCAATTAATAACGCCCCGTTCTTGTTTGGTAGAGTTGCTAAATCAGGAGCGATAGTAGATAACAACTCATCAATAGTCATTATTTACCTTTAGTTGTTTTTTCAACTGGTTTATCTTCAACTAATTCAATAACCTTAGTATCAATATCTAACTTTACAAGTGGATTAGCTAAGAATGATTTTAAATCATCATTTTCTACTACCTCGTTTGAACCTGGTAATAACATTACATTTCCAACTTTGTAAACGCTAGGTTTATTTAAGATAATTTCCATTTTAATTCCTTTAAATTTTTATTTTTAATTTTATCATAATTTAACCCCACTCGCACTAACCTCAAAGAAATTAAGTGAACTAAGATTATCTTGTACAATTATTGTTAAATCTTCAACATTACAAACTACTCCATTTTGAAATGCTTTTACTAAGTCCCAATGCCCGTTTATAATAGTAGTTAATGTCCCCTCTATTTTCGCACTATAAATTGAAGCATCAGTTGCAAATAATAAAATATCTCCATTTGTTTTAAATAATTGACTACCATCTATATTAAATTGCACTCCATTTGTCAAAGTTAATCCACCAAAATCGGTTAAGTCTATATCTGTTCCAGCTGACATAAGAAAATCAACCCTATTTAAAATAATGTTATCCATAGTTAAATCTTCGAGTCTAAATACTTTTGGAGTTGTTCCGTTTACATTTAAAGAACTACTTCCATTTAATTTAAATTTGGTGTAAAAAATATCGTGATTTGGAATTGCATTTGTATTTGTTTGTTGGTTTAATGTACTCAATGTGTTACCTTTTGTAATGGTTTAGTGGTTTTATTGTTGGATTATAGCTTAATGGTTGAAATTAAAATGAAATTTATTTATAATAAGATAAAAAGGAATATTAATGAATGTACTAAGTTTATTTGATGGTATGTCGTGTGGTAGGATTGCTTTAGAAAGGGCAGGGATTAAAGTTGATAATTACTTTGCAAGTGAAATAGATAAATATGCTATTCAAATAGCAATAAAGAATTATCCAGATACTAAGCATATTGGTAGTGTAGTTGATGTCAAAGCAAGTGATTTACAAAAAATAGATTTATTAATTGGTGGAAGTCCTTGTCAAAGTTTTAGCAGAGCTGGAGATGGTAGTGGCTTTGATGGTAAGTCTAAGTTGTTCTTTGAGTATGTTAGATTATTAAAAGAAATTAATCCTAAATATTTTTTATTAGAAAATGTATTGATGAAAAAAGAATGGGAAGATGTTATAACTGAATATTTAGGTGTTAATCCAGTAACGATAGATAGTGCTTTATTTTCAGCACAACAAAGAAAAAGATTATATTGGACAAATATTCCTATAAATGAAATAAAACAAAATAGCAATCAGGTAATAGCAGATGTACTAGGTATAGATATAATCAATAAAAGAGAAAATAAAATATTAATGAGTAAATCTGATATTCAAGTAAGAGTTAGAAAGCACTATATAGAGCCTTTACAATTAGCCATTTATTTAAGAGAACATAAAAACAAGGCAAATAAAACAATAAAAGAAATATCAAACTTTTTAGATATTCCTGCAACAAAAGTAGAGCATTATTTTAGATTAGATAAAAGTTTTGCAATACCAGATGAAAATATATGGTTTAAATTAAAAGAGTGCATCAATATAGAAGATGCAAAATACGATAAAGCTATAATGGAATTTGAAATAAAAAATAGCAATTATGATATGGCTAAAAGAATTTATCATATAGATGGAAAGCACCCCACACTAACAACCTTAACAGGCGGTGGACAAAGAAAAACAATAACAGATGGTAAAAATATGTTTTTATTAACTCCAAATCATACAGAAATATTGCAAACTTTACCTTTGGATTATACTAAGGGAGTTAGCGACAACCAAAGATTTAAGATGATAGGCAACGGTTGGACTGTTGATGTAATAGCACATATATTAAAAGGCATAAAAAAGGATAAACAATGAGAGAGATTAAATTTTGGGTTTGGGATTACGACCAAAAAAATATAATAGATGATACTATTAAAATAAAGGACAACAAATGGGATTAACAAGAAGAGCTTTCCTTAAAATAGCCAGTCTATTTACTGTAACTTCAATAGCTGCCATAAAGGGCTTTAATATAGGCTCCGCAAAGACAGTGGAAGAAACTATAACCGAGTTATTAACTAAAACAAATGGTGTGTTAGAAAACCAAACTTTTATACTAAGCAAACCTCTTAATTTTTATGACTGCGAAGGTCTAATAATTAAGCATTGTACTTTCAAGCCTTCTCCTGACTTTGTGGGCGACGCTTTAATTGTACTTGATAAAACTAATGAATTAACTATTAGTAACTGTCTTATTAAATTGGAGCATTTATCTGGTTCAGATGGAATTCATGCTTTAAAAGACTGTGATAACACAATTAACACTATTGTGGATTCTTGCCATTTTGATGGTGGAGGAATAATATTCCAACCCTCTATAAAGACAATGCACTTATTTTAAGTATGGCAAAACTTTAGTCAAAAAAAAAGGGAGCGTTTAAACTCCCCTTTAATTAGATACCTCTTCTTATGCTTAAGCTTAGAGGGTACGGAATAATAACCCCACCAAATTTACTTTCAACTGGTACGATATAAGATAAACTCTTTTCTTGGGCTGGTGACATAGTTACCATCATAGGAATTTCCATAAACAACTTATCAGGATTTCTATTATAAACAATAAATCCATCTGTTCCACCACTAAATGCACCTTTTAATTCAGTTGCCCACATTACCTCAATCCCTGGATTATTTCCTTTAAAGAATTGTAAAATAGTAGTGTCACTATTCGCACTTCTTGCAGTTGTAGCAATATGATTATATTGAGCAATTGGCATAACGATAGTATTTGGTACTTCTACACCTTTTGTTAAATCTAACATATCAGAAACAGCCGAGTTTAAATCTTTTAAGATTTCATCAGGTGTTTTTGTTGCCCACGTTAAAGTAGTAGCAGCACCCGCAACAACTGGAGCATTTGGAATATTAGCATTAGTTAATAAACCTTGAATCCCGTATTCAGCATCACCAAAAAAAGCCAACTTATTCATTAATTGTCTATGAGCTTCAACCGCTGCGTTTGCTTTTCTTTGATTTAAAGGTTTACCAGCAAATTGAGCCGCTCTAATATCATCTTTTGAGTAAACATAAGAGTTACCAATAGATTTAATAGTAGAATGGAATTCTTTACCTTTAACGTCCGCAGTTGGTAAATCATCAGCATAGTTAGAGATAATTTTAGCAATACCAGTTGAATCATATTGTTCGTATGTTACTGTTCTTGCACCAGGAGCAGTTGTTGAATCAACAGGGATTAACTCAAACGCTTTTAAAGGCACTTTTAAAACATCGTAAGACTTAGCCTTAACTTGCTCTAATTCTCTTTGAAAAAACATTGTTTCAGCAGAATCTAAATTTGTATAATTTGACATTTTAATCCTTTTCTTAGTTTAATTCTAGTACTACGATACCAGTACCACTTGTTAAAAATTTACCAACAGCAGTTGCAGAAGTTGAAACATTTGTAAATAATCCCGTTGCATTAACAGCATAAGCAATTTCACCTGCTACCACAGTTGCAGCAGTTGTAACATAAATTCTACCTGATGTCATAACAGATACTGAATCTTCATCATTGTAAAGACCATTTTCGTTATGTTCAAAAACAGAAATACCTACAAATCCAGTTCCAGCAAATGGAATAACTTGTTTTTGTTTATTTGTTCCTCTTGCTACAGCGATACCAAATGCGATTTCACCTTCAGCAGCGAATGAGTCAATTGTTCTATCTGAAATATCAGCAATTTGACCAACTTGTCCTACTACATAATCTTGTGTATAAGATGTTTGCATATTAATTTACCTTCCATTGATTTTTAACTAATTCTAACGCGTCTAAATTCTTTTTAGGCTCGTTCACTTCTTTTGCTTGTGATTGTTGCTTTTTAATTGCTTCATCATTATTTGTTAATGATTCAAAAATTGCATCAAATCTAGCACTTACATAATCATCTGATTTATCAGTTAAATCTAAAGAGTCATATCTCGATTTAATAACAGATAATTTAATATCTCTATCTGATAAGTCATATAAACTATCAGCATTTACAATTTTACTAGCTTTTGCTATTAACTCTACTCTATCTTTAGCTTTTGCACTAATTAAAGAATCGCTATTAATTTCTTTAGCTTTTTTAAGCTCTTCTTCTTTTTCATCTAACTTTGCTTTTAGAGAATCAATCTCTTTCTGAATGTCTGATTTTGATTTGATTTCAGCGTCTAATCTAGCGTTTAACGAATCAAACGATTTCTTAACAGCTTCATCAACTTCAACATCAACATTATCAATGTTAATCTTTACCATATTTTCCCTTTCGTGAGTTATATTTTCATCTACAATCATACCACATTCAAAGCTATCGAAATTTAGTCTTGAAACTCCAGCCCTTCCACGCTCTACAACTGCAAGATGATTATATTTGATATTTGTTTGAATACAATCATATTCTTGACCATTGTAAACACCTTTTTGTTCTATTAAATCAAGTGTATAACCAAGTGATAATTCAACTTTGTTATTGTTTTCAATCTCATTAATAGCATCTTGTACATTTATTGTTACAGTTGTTAAAATGTTTTCACCGTCAATATTAATAGTTTCTCCAGTTGTACCGATAGATAACTCTTTTGCATTTGATGCATCTACTAAAACATCTGGGTGATTATTTGTAACTGGTATCATCTTCAATGAATCTAAACTTTCCTTTTTAAAAGCGTATTCAGGAAGTCTAGCTTCACGCCTAATTGTTCCATCTTGATTGAGGTACTTAAATACTCCACAGCGTGTTACGACTGCCTCACCTCTTAAATAGCCTTCATCAGTCTTGACTATTTTCCCAACTTGACTTTTATCAAATCGTAATTGTTGCATTTTATTATCCTTTAAATAATATAGATAATTGTAACATATCGTAACAATATTAAAAATAAATTTGATTTATTTGTGGGAATAGTTGAAAATAATGTATAGATAGATTATAATAAAATAAAAAGGATAGAAAATGAAAAGAAACCAATTTTACGATTTAAATAACTGTATAATAAAAATTGAAAGAGCCACTAAAAGAAAAAGTGCTTATATTCAAATTGCGATACCAGATGAAGTGTGTGAAAGTTTTATAACAGCTATTATTAATAGGCAACAAGGCAAAGAATGTAATATAAAAGGGCTTTCAATGTCTTGGCTAGATACTAGTATTAAAGAGTCCTAAGACTCTTTAACCTTCCCAAAATAATGCAACTGTCCTATAATCCCTTCACCTTCTAAAGTCCAAACAAAAGTCTTCTTATTATGAACTGTGATTATTCTATATTCTTCTATCTTAGCTATTGTTCCCTTACCAATTTTACTGTTATAAACTTCTGTGCCTATTTTTGCGTTTTTGAATTTCATATGTTACCTTTAGTAATACTTATTTTATTTTATTGTTAAATTATAGCTAAATAGTTGAATTTTGTATATGAATAGATTATAATAAGAGAAAAAGGATTAAAAATGAGAGAAGTTAAGTTTAGAGTATATGATTTTGAAAAAAAAGAAATGATTACTCATTTTAAAGGTGCTAGAATAGATTATGCTTTATATTATTGGGAAACTCATAAAAAAGTATCAGAACCTATGCAATACACTGGCTTAAAAGATAAAAATGGCATTGAAATATATGAAAGTGATATTTTGAAGCTGGAAGAAAGTAATGAATCTTATGAAACTAAATATTTAGGAAATCGATTTGTTTTGTGCAAGTATGATAATATTGTCTTTGAAAACGAAGCATATTTTCGTGAAAGACAAGTTATTGGAAATATTTACGAAAATCCAGAGTTAATCAAAGAGTCCTAAGCCGACTTTTTAAATCCCAAGTTCATCAAGTAAACTTGCTACATTACTTCTTGAAGTACACCTGCAGTTTATATCATCACCTGGCTTTCCACGAAACATCTTCCCACTTCTACGATTCCAACTCTTGCCATTATCATCACTATATACTGAATCATCGTCCCATTTACATAACATACCATTCAAAGCCTTATGTGAATCCCTTACCCTTTCATCATTTGATGTAGCCCAAAAGTAAGTCTTAATCCCTAGCTCTTGATTTCTAGCTTTAGTCAAATTCCCATTTAGCTTCCCGACCTCTGTTCTGGCAATAGTTCTAGCTCTTGACTTAGTAACCCCGTATCTATCTTTTATCTCTTTAGATATATCATTGATACTTTTCCCTGCACTCATTCCACGCTGTGTTACACCTGCAACATCATCTAATAAGTTAGCTTGAATAGAAGTAATTAATCTGCTATTTTCTTTACTCCAACTTTGAATTAATGTTTGGTATCCTTGATTTTTTGAGATAGGGTCAACTCCAACAACTGTTTTTATTGATTGCTTAAATTGCTTTGTGTTCCAGTCTCCAATCTGTGAAGCTTTTAAAGTTACAACTGCTAACATCTCACTAGCTTTTGATAATCCCCATACTTTCAAAGACTCCATTATATCATCTACACTATCAACCCAACTATCTAAATTAAGCTCGATATTTTTTTGTCTTTCAATTTGTTCTAAATTATCTATTAATCTATTATCAATCTCTTTAGCTATCACATTAACAAAATTAATTAATTCAAATTGATATCTTTTCTCTATTACTTTAGGGTAAGTCATTATTGGGGCTTGTTTTTTTAAACCTCTACGACCTAATAATTCTTTTCTTCGTTGTATCATTCGCATTGTTGGTTGGTTGAGTGCCATTGCTAAATACCACCTACGCCCATTACGATTCCATACCTTTCATTACCTCTCCTTTTTAGTTACCTTTTTACACATTATGTAAATTTATTAATTATATTATAGCTAAATGTTGATTTATGTTTCATTTATTTGGTATGATAAGAGAAAAAGGATTAATATGAATAGCTTACTAGATGAATTAACTCAAATAAAACCATTTTCCAGAAATATATATGGTTTTGATAAAGATAAAAAGCCAAACGATTACTGCTTTTGGGACGAAAGACGTAAACGTTGGATAGAGAATTACTCGCATTTTAGAGATAGAAGATTAGAACAAATAAAAAACAACAAAGAGGACTAACTATCCTCTTTGACCACTCTTTCAGCCAACCATTCCATATAATCTTCTTCATCATACTTTATCTCTGTTCTAAAATACCCATTTTGATGTCTTAAATGATAAATATATTCAGGGTCTACTGCTTGTACTCCAAAATAAATAGCATCTGTTTGAGCTGTTTTAAGTTTAATGTCTGCATATTCAGCTTCTGAAGGCGTCCATAAAGAAGGGAAACTATATTCTAAAGATGTGGGTCTATTCTTCCATATAATTTGAGATTCTAAGATTTTATTAATCCATTCAATAAAAGGAGGACACTCGCTATCTCTATAAGCTTGAACTACATCATACCAACTTCTAGTATCATTGCTACCATTTGATAACCCACCGATACCATCACCAAAAAGCTTAACTTGCGGTATTCCAGTTTCACTCGATAACTTCTCTTTGAATTTGTCCCAAAGAGTATCTAATCCGCTAACGCTTGAAGCTTTTTTATCGTATGTTTCTCCATCTGAATCAATAAATACAGTATTAGCAACACTTCTCGTCATATCTATAATAGTAGCTCTTTTAGTTACAAGGTCGTCATTTCCTTGTCTTAGCATTTCAGATAATCCCTTAACGCCTAAAACAACTTGGATAAAATCTCTTACAATATTTGCACTATATCCTGCAACGCTACCATATTGCATAAGTCCATTAAAACAACCTTGAAGAACACTATCGCACCAACCGTTATTATTTACTTTGATTCTTTCAGGTGTTTGAATACCGTCAAATCTAAATACTCTTGATGTGTGTACCCTATAAGGCATACCAACAAGTGGGCTAATTTGATAATATTCAGGCATTCCATAGTTAGGACTTAAAGGGTCGTTATTTAAATCAGTAGTGGTCCAGCTAACTTGCCAACGGTCATAGTGTCTAAGTTTGATTAATTGTTTAACTCTATTAAAATTAATAGGCTCGTCAAACTCTCCACCATCATCAACTAAAGCAACACAAATTGAACCACCATACAATCTAGCATCTTTTAAGCACTTAATCAAAGTAGGTTTTAACTTGATTCTATCATATTCTTTTTCTAAACTTTCTTCAACTTCGATAAAGTCTCTTGTTGCATCATCTACGATTATATCTACTATTCTTTTTGCAATTCCATCACCGCTGTATAGATTGTCAAGAGTTCTAAAGTCTAAACGGTGGTCGTAGCTGTATTTAGTGTAAGATGAGGTGTCGTTTTTGTTACCTAATGATGTCAAAACATTAGACCAACCATCTTGGTTTACTTGTTGTGGTTTTCCTGCTCTGCCGTATGGGTTTTTAACTTGCCCTTTTTGTATTTTGCCATTATTCATTATTTAGCCTTTAACAATTCATCAAGTTCTTCTTGTGAAAGAGTATCATTCATATCTAAATTATCATATTTTCCACTTAAATATGAAATAATAGTTTTTTGATTGATTAAAATTTTATTTAGTTTTTGTCTTTGTTCTTTATTTTGATTATATAAAGCACCTATACCCATTAATACAGTAGATATACCCATTAATGCAAATGATATTTCAATATGACCTTTTAAAATAACTACAATAGCTAGTATTGTCATTCCTAATGAATGAAAATGCCACTTATTTATGTTTTTCTTAATTCTTTCTAACATTATGCGTCCCCACCTTCTTTTAATTTATTTTTACCAACTATATCTTTCATAAATCTGGCCACTCTTCCTTGTCATTATTTTCCCAATTCATATCTATCCTTTTATTTGGTATTTTAATGGTATTTTATCTAAATTAAATGAGATTAAATGGAATTAAAAGGCGGTTAATGTTCCATAATCTATAATATTTTTATCTCTAAAGTAAGCCATTATAAAAGCATCTGCAATATTTGGTGATTGTATTCCTCTTTTTTTCATAGCGTCTTTACTTTCAACTTTTACTAATCCCCTCTTGCTTTCTTCTTTTAGTGGACTTGATAACTCTATTTTTAACTCATTTATTAAATTGCAATTTGAATCAATAGAGATAATATCATCTTCTTTGAATGGTTCACCTTTAACAACTGCATTATAAGTGTGCAGCATTCTATCTGCCACTATTTGCCATTGTTGAGCTTTTAAATTCTCAAAATGGTCTTTGTTTTTTCTTAATGGTCTGTACTCAGTATTAGGACTCATAACCGCAGCACCTGCATCAAATTTAGAATAAACAATATTCTTTTTATATTCACTATTTAATCTTCTAAATGTACTTCCAGCACTAGCACCAACTCCAATAGTATCGTAGATTATTTCTGCATTATTATCTAAAGCCATCTTAAATACTTTTTCCGCACTTTGTTCTAGTTCGTCCTCTTTTGCTTTCCACTCCTTAATATCAACAACAACATTTCCATATACTTTTACAGTTGAACACGCATCATTTCCACTATCGGCAATATCATAACCAATAGTATATTTTCCTTTTGCTTCAATACCTAGTTTTATATGTGCATCAATACAAGCATCAATCCAACTTCTTTTAATAAATGAATCTTGATTCTCACTTTTTGGGTAGCCTAAGTATATGTGATTAAAATCATCTTCCTCTAAATGTTTTTTATCGTTTTCAATTAGGGATTTAGCACTATCACTTAAAAAAGGATTTTCATTATAGTTAATTAATCTAACAATTGTATCCTCTCTTTTATTCATTACAAAGTTTCTATAAACAAAATCAGTATCATATCTAGGGTTAAAAACTAATACACAAAAAGAGTTTTCTTCTCTAAGAATAGTAGGTCTTAAAATTTCCCATTGTTCCTCTGTTAAAAGCTCTGACTCTTCAATCCAAGTTACCGAAATATCTGTTAATCCTTTTATATCTAAAATATTTCTCTCGATACCAAAAAATATAAACTCACTTCCAGTTTTATTACATTTAATAGTGCTTTCATAAATTGTAAATAGTGGTCTAAAATAATCATCTTCTAATATAATCTTTTTAAGAAGTGCATAAACTGATTCACTTATTTTTGCTTGAAATCTTCTAGTACATAAAACTCTAATTTTATAAGTTGAAGCTAAATACAAAAGTATTCCAGCTGTATCGAATGATTTACCCGACATACGACCTCCAGCCAAACACTTTATAGCTTTTTTAGTTTGCCAAAACTCTCTTAATGCTGGATTTAATTTCATTTATAAAAATCATCTAAAGTTAGGTTGTTATTTTGTAAAGAGTTAGTGTTATTGATAATCATATCAGGGTCTTTACCTAATACAGTTTCTTTATTAGTTTTAGTTATTCTTGCGTGAGCTTCAAGGTCTTTTATATCATCTGTAATATCCAAAATCTCATTTGCTTTTTGTTGGTTTCTTAATGCTGAATTTTGGAATAAAAGTAAATGCTGTGTTCTTTTATTCACTTCTTTGTCAAAATATTCACTTAAATATTCACTTTCTTGTAATACTTCCGATTGTATCGCACTTACTGTATTTACTTTTTCTTTATATTTTGGAGTTAATCCCTTGCATATTTTGTTAATAGTTGCAGGACTTACCTCGTATTCAGTAGCTAACCAGTTTTGACTTTTACCTATATGGAATTGAGCTAATATCCTTTGTTTTAAATCTTCTGTTATCTTAGCCATCTACTCTCCTAAAAAATCAAATATATTACTCTGATACTTCTTAACTTCTTTAGCCTTATTCATCAACTTCCACCTCATCGCATAATCTTTTAGCGTATTCAATGGTAAATCATAAAGCATATTAAGTTCTTCTTCTAACTTAAGCATTCTCAAATTCTCTAATTGTACTAA